GCAAGGTGCTGGTCGGTGACGTGAACGCCGAAGGCAAGGGCGAGAAGCTCACGTGGTCGAGCGTCAACGCGCGCATCGACCTCGTGACCAAGGTGGTCGATGCCGGCGGCAAGATGGCGCAGCAGCGTACCGTGCGCAACCTGCGCGGCTTCGCGATGTCGGCCATCACCGGCTACTTCCCGCGCTTCGAGAACCAGCAGACGTTGTGCGTGCTGGCGGGCGGACGCGGCGACCAGACCGGCATGGATTGGGTGATCCCGCAGCAGTTCGTCACGGGGACCACCACGGCGGCCGACGCGGACTTCGCTTCGATCATGGTGAACCCGGTCCAAGCCCCGACCTACAACCGGCACTACGTGGTGAACGGTTCGGGCCTGACGCAGGGCGGCCAGCAACTCGGCTCCATCGCCTCGACCGACATCCTGAAGCTCGGGCACATCGACGCGCTGCGGGCGCTGATCGACGACATGGACTTCCCGCTCCAGCCGGTGAAGATCGCCGACGATCCGGCGGCCGACGACGAGCCGATGTGGCTGCTGCTGCTCGGGCCGCGCCAGTACGCGGCGCTCGTGCAGGACACCACCGCCAACGGGAACATCCGTGCGTTCCAGCAGAACGCGTGGAACCGGGCGAGCTACGGCACCAAGCACCCGCTCTTCCGGGGCGAGGTCGGCATGTGGAACGGCATCCTCGTGAAGAAGATGACGCGCTCCATCCGCTTCCTCACGTCGAGCTACTGCAACATCATCACCTCGGCGAACGCGCTGACGGCGACGGAGACGCAGCAGCAGATCAACGGCTCCCTCGGCGCGAACAAGGCGGTCGAGCGCGGGCTGCTGCTCGGGGCGCAGGCGATGGCGAACGTGTACGGGCGCAATCAGGGCTCGGACTTCTTCGCCAGCTACAACGAGCGCCTGTACAACTTCGAGCGCAACTACGAGGCGATGGGCGAGATGATGAACGGGAAAGCCAAGGTCCGCTTCGGCATCCCCGATGGCGCCGGCAACACGGTGCCCACCGACCTCGGTGTGCTGGTCGTGGACTCCGCGATCTCGACCGTCTGACCCCGCCACTTCCAAGGAGATACCGAAATGACGAACTACAACGCAGCCGACCTTCTGAGCAAGGCCCGGCATCTGGGGCAGTACGGCGACGCGCTCATCGCCAGCGGCAAGGTCACGCCCTCTTCGGCGGTCGTGACCGGCGACACCATGAAGATGCTCCGCATCCCGGCGGGCGCGGAAGTCGCCGCGCTGCTGCTGGCGTGGAGCACCTTCGGCACCACGGCGCCGGCCGACATCGGCTACACGCCGGTCGATGCGAACGAAGGTTCGCTCTCGGCGGCCACGACCTACTTCGCCTCGGCGGTCGCACTCCAGACCGCCTCGGCGAACGGCACGCTCTTCATGGGATTCGACCCCGTGAAGTTCGAGCAGGACGTGTTCCTGATCTTCACCTTCGGCACGGTTTCCTCCGGCGCCGCAGGCACGATCCGGGGCAACGTGCTCGGCCGCAACATCGGCGTCAAGTAGTCGAGAGCCCGCCGCAAGGCGGGTTCTGTCCCTCACCACGGCCGCCTTCGGGCGGCTGTTTTTTTCAGGCCGCCTATGAAAATCGACATCCGCTATATCGGGATCAAGCCCGAGGAGACCGACCACCTGTACGGCTCGGGGCTCACGTGGAAGCAAGGGGAGGTGAAGCCGGTCGATGTCAAGATCGCGCGCCACCTGCTCATGCACCCGGACGTGTGGGAAGACGCGCGCTCGAAGGCGGCCCGAAAAAAACACCCGGTGAAAGCCGAGGCACCCGCGCTCACCAAGCGCGACAAGACCCTCGATCACGAGCTACCGCTCGCCAACCTCGCCTACATGACGAAGGACCAGATGGCGCAGTACGCCGCGCGCAACCTCGGCCAGAGGATCAACCCCGAGGAGATGAGCGAGGCGCAGATGCGCAGCTTCATCACCGACCGCATGCGCGAAGAGCGCGTCTAAGGAGACTGACATGGAAAAGTTCGCCCCCGGACAGCATGCCTTCGCGATCACGCCGAGCGACGGCACGCCGCTCAAGCAGCGCACCATGTACATCTACGTCGGCGGCGCAGGCGACGTGACGGTGAAGACCGAGAAGAACGCCGCCGCCGTTCTCTTCAAGGCGTGCCCGGTCGGCATGCTGCTTCCCGTCGCCGCGCAGTACGTGATGGCGACTGGCACCACCGCGACCAGCCTGACGGGTATCGCGGTCTGAGATGGCGGCGCTCACGATGCAGCGCCCGGTGGACCTTGCCTACCGGGTGCTGAACGACGACGACCGTGCGCGCTACACCATCGAAGACGTGACTGACTTCGCGAACCAAGCGCTGATCGCGGTGCTGAACAAGCGCCCCGATCTTTTCGTCGGCCAGTACAGCGCGCTGCCGAACGGGCAGCTTGCGCTTGGCGATCCGTTCCCGCTCGATGCGCGGTGGGTGCAGCCCGTCGCCGACATCACCGTGGCGCTCGCGCAGACGAAGGACGAGGAGGAGGTGATCGCGCAGCGCGTGGACGCGATTCTGAAGCGCGCGATGAGCCTGCTCGCGTAGGGAGGAGAAGATGAGCGAACGCATCAAGCTGGTGAAGAACGACAACCGGCCGATCATCGACCTCACGCTGACGAATGAGGCAACCGGCGCGGCCATCGACCTTTCGGCCCCAACAACGACCGTTGTCGTGAAATTCAGGAAGGAAGGCAGCAGCACGGTTCTCTCGACGATCAATTGCTCCAAGACCAACACCGGGGTAGACGGAAAGGTGAACTTCAAGTTCACGGGCTCCGTCCTCAACGTCGCTCCGGGCAATTACGAGGGCGAGATCAGCATCAGCTTCAACGGCGAAATCCAGACCGTGTACGACGTGCTGAAGTTCAGGGTGCGCGACGAGTTCTGAGATGACGGACTTGCGGGCGTCGGCGACGGTAAGCGTCGGCGCCGCGCTCGTCGCGGTGAGCGTCGGGGCGATCATCGCCTCGGCGGTGGTGAGCTACGGCGAGGCAGATGCGCCAAGCGATGTCCGCGTGGCGGTCTCCTACGCCCCGCGCGCCGCGATCACGGCGCTTGCTTCCGAGCGAGCGGTTGCACAGGACTCAGCCGGTACGGCGGCGGCCTCCGGTGCTCCGCGCAACGCGGCAGGAAGCGCGCAGGCGAACGCGGCGAGGGCCGGTGAGGCAGCCAGAGCGGCGGCCGGCGCCGCGCTCGTGGAGGCCGCGCGAGCGATGGCGACAGGGCGCTCCGCCTCGATGGTGGCGGCGGCCGGCAGGGTGTCGCTTGCGCTCGCGGCCGGCACGGCGATGGCTGACGTGGTGGCCGAGGAGATCGTCTTCTCGGTGAGCGCGCGCGTGGCGCTTGGCTTCGAGGACATCTTCCAGACGACGGACACGTTCTCCGTCACGTCGAGCTTCGTGCGCGCGGCGACCGACTCGATCACGGCAGCCGAGGCGATGCGCATCGGCACGGGGCTCGTGAAGCTGGACAGCGTGACGGCCACGGAGGCGAAGAGCCTTGGCGTAGGCAAGGTCGCATCCGACTCAGTGAGCGCGACGGATGCAAGCGCGCTCGGCGTAGGCAAGGGGCTGTCGGACTCGGTGAGTCCCACGGAGGCGAGCACGCTCGCGGTGGGCAAGGTGCTCGCCGATACGGTCACGCCGGCCGAGTCGGCGACGATCAGCCTTGCCTTCTCGCGCACGTTCTGGGACTACGAGACGGCGACGATGAACGCCGGGTGGGGCCGGCACGGCGAGGACGGCTCCGGCCTGAACGCGTGGACCATGAACCCGGACCAGCAGGGCGACATGGTGTTCGCGACGGACCTCTCCACGCTCGGCGTCGGACTCGGCAAGTCGGACTCGGTGAGCGCGAGCGACGCGGCGCCCGTATTCGCGACCGGCAAGGTGATTGCGGACAGCGCGTTGCCGGATGATTCGGTGATCTCGCTCGCGACGACGAAGCCGCTCGCGGATGCGTTCACGCCCACCGATTCGGTGAGCGTGGTGCGCAATTTCTCCATCACGTTCAACGACCCGGACACGGCGACGATGAACGGCGGGTGGGGGACGCACTCGAACGACGGCAGCGGCATGAACGCGTGGCAGTTGAACCCCGACGAGTACGGGGACTACGCGCACGCGACGGACGGCTACACGCTCAACGTCTCGAAGGTGTTCTCGGATTCGTATGCGCCAAGCGACGCGGCGGCGATCTCGTTCGGGCAGGCGCTCGCTGACAGCTTCACGCCATCCGAGAGCCTGACGAAGAAGACCTCCCCGGTCGTGTCCGCCGTCAACACCGGGACGGACAGCACCACGGGGGTCACGTCCTCGACCGTGAACCTGCCCGCCAGCATCGCGAGCGGAGACCTGCTGATCGCGATCTTTGCCGCTGGCGCTACGCCGGGAACGATCACGTGGCCCGCTGGATGGACGCAGTTGTT